AGCTTTCGCATAATATAATTAACCCTCTCAATCCCTTAACCAATAACCAAAATGATACCCGAAAACCCGTATACAACTCCCTTTCTCGCCGCTAGTGGCATCGTGGGAACCTTAACATTAGATCACGTAAATACAACTGTAGCGATAGGCGTCGGTTTACTAACAATGGCGTATCTTATAATTAAAATTTACAAGGAATTTACAAAATAATGAGTGATAGCAGTGAAAAACTATATGGTCTCCAAGACCTCCTGATTGATGAGTTTATCAATCGCATCCAAAGCGGTGAGGCTTCTCCTAGCGACCTCAATGCTGCCCGTCAGTTACTAAAAGACAACCAAATAAGTGCGACAGTAACGAACGATAACCCTATGGCTAACCTTGTTAGTATGCTTCCGTTTGACGACGAAGGTGTTGACAGAGTAGCCTCCAAATAACAACATAACCTAAACAAAATGAGCTTTTCTTATACCCATTTAGACAACCCTACGGGATCAGGGCCTTTTACCTTTGTTCCTACATATAGTGACACCTCAGAACTTATCGTTAAGAGTTACAACGGTAAATATTGGTCTCCTTTAACCATAGCATCTGTAGACGGACAAACGCTGACACTAACTGAAGACGTTAGCGGTCTAAATGCAATAAGAATTTCTAATAACAAAGCTAAGATCGACGCTGCTGTTACTAATGGTAGTGACGGAAACATCCTTACGGCTGGCGATGAGTATCATAATGAGCTCCTAGTGCGCGTAGAAGACGTCACAGACCCCACAGGAAACTCTATGATGACTCCTGAGGCCATTACCCTTGGTGGCATCGCTACTGGCGTTTCTGACGTCGTACAAGGCTATTACGGCATGCTCAGTTCTTTCTACTTCGGTGGTGGTGCTACCGAAACAGAAGTAACCGTAAACGATGTGAATAATTGGGTTGATGTTGAGCTAACCGTGGACGCTAATGGACTGTTTGATAATCGTCCGTCCGAAATGCAAAAGGTGCAACCGTTAGGACACTCTGGAACGGGAGCATCGGGTGATCCTGTCATCTTCAACCTTGAAGGATTAAGCATGAAGGCTTTCGCCAACTTCAGAGCGTCCCTATCGTTTGAGCCAGCTGAGGACGAGGGACAGTTTGAGTCTCGCTTGCTATTCAATAGGCACTCAGGAACATCTCCTAGTGATGATTTCTCTATCGAAGAGGTCTCCCTATCTATGCAAAATGGTGCTGACATTGATTATGTGTCAGAGCCTATGCTTTCATTCTTCGTTGGTGACACTATTGACACTAACGGAGCTGGTGATGCTGGTAAGTGCAGGTTTCAAATTAAAAGCAACGTCGAAGGTACTCTTAAGCTAAGAGCTTTGACATGGTACATCAACAAATAATAATACAACTTATAATAATATGGCTAATATCAAAATTTACGGAGACTTAGACTCTGGAAGTATCTTCTTTATCAACTCAACGGTAGACCCTAAGTCTTTAGGAACTGTAGTAGCTACCTTGATTGACTATAACGGTCAGGATCGCATACTTGTAGAGCGCAATGATCGCTTCCAAGAAGACGGTGTGTCTTTCCGAGTGCTCTTTAAGAAGCTAAACGCTAACAGAATCTGCAACAGAGATGGTGAGGAACTTGTAAGTCAGCTAGGCTATACTGTTCAGCAAGTTGTAGATTACATCAACGGTCAGTCGCAGCTTACAGGAGCCAACGGTGGCGATGGTAACGGAACTGACGTTTCTGGTGTAGCGATTGACTTCAAGCTAGATGCTACCAGCACCTCTATCATGTTAGATAACGGGTTTGCTTATGGTGTGAACACTATTAAGGCTATTGCTGATACAGACGGTCTTATTACTATCGTGTCTGAGCTAGGCGACCTTACTTACTTCACTAAACTAGACCACACTAGCGTATCCGTAGATGGTTCCGCTGTTGCTGGCGGTCTTAACGATGTTGTTAACGTTCTTAATGAGTTATTCACTGTAGGGCCTTTCGAGTCTGTTGTTATCTCCGACCCTTACAGCACTATGATCGCTGACGTGGCTGGTGTTGACGCTGGATACACCCTAGAAGGCGCTGACGCTGTTGACCCTATCGGTGATGACATCTTCACTTACGATGGTTCTGGTTATGCTAACTACGCAGGTCTAAAATCTACAGCTACTATCGATCAAGCTGGTGAATACTACACATTCGATATTCGCGGTGAAGGAACAATTGGCTTTGGTCTTGTTCACACTCAAGCTAGCTTCGATGATGGTAAGTATGACGGTAACGTAAACTACGCGAACCCTGCTAACTACGCAGCTGTAAACTCAGCTCACTACGGCTTCCAGTTCTCTCACTGGTTCCACCCAACACCTAATGGTTCTTGGACTAACTACGGAGCACTCACAACTTATAGCGGCGGTGCTGGATGGTCTAACAATTGGGATCAACAAGATGACTGGCTAGCTGGTAACCCTGTTAAGATGCGCTGTGGTATTGATACTAATGGCTATATCTCCATTGAGTCTCTACAAGACGATGGTAGCTGGGTTGTTCACGCTCGTAGCGGTTACCCCGTGCAGGATGGTTCTTCGTTCCACCTTGGAATAAAGTCTCAAAGCACATCTGCTCGAGTCTATAGCGCTCCCAAGGTACACTTACTAGAACCAGAAGCTCCTACAATGTACTTCCGTTACATCGAGTCTCCTGATGGTGAGTTTCACTACCCGCTGTTTGCTACAGCTGAGGAAGCTAACTACTACGACGAGGTTACTAATGGTCTAACTGCTGGAACAGGTGCTTCTCATACTCACACGTATGTTGACGACCCTACGGGAACCACTTGGTATATGGCTGGGGCTTCTCATCCCGTTGACTATACTCCTCATACTTCAGCTCCTTCGGCTACAACCTTCAGCGGTAACACTGTGACTTACACGGAGGTTACTTCTCAAACTAATGCTGACTTAACTCCTACTGCTTTCGGTGCGACTAACATAACTCAAGAGGAAGGCACTAACGTAAACATTCAGGTGACACCTCAAGGTGCCTCTTGGTCTACTTCTGTTAGTATCTCTCCTAGTGGTTCAGGACTTGTCTACGATGGTTATAGTTTGATTCAAGGTACTCTATCTGACGTAGGTTCTGATACTACTTATACTATTACTGTTACTAGAGCTAACTCATATGGTAGTTCTGTCGGGTCTATGACTGTAACAGCTACAGACGTAGCTCCAGTTAATACTAATGAAACTCCTTGGACTAAAGCGCTCGACTTCTCAGGCTCTAATGAATACTTAAAACAAGTACAAAGCAGCTTCTACGCTAGCGGTATGAGAATGAATCACTTAAGCACAGGTGCGTCATCTAACGTAGATAGCACTAAAACGAGTAGTGACAGCTACGCAAGAGCTTGGGCAAATGCAATAGTATTTAAGCCTGATTTCAACAACTCTAACCAACATATTTGGAACTTAGGCGAAGGCTCAGGTGGTAATGATGATAACATCTACTTAAGATTATCTGCTTCTAGGGAATTATTTTTCGGTTGGGGTAGAGGTAACACTAATAATGAATGCAGGATTAGTAGTTATTTACCTAACAATCTTTGGTTCGGCGTTTATGTAGGTCACAAAGGATATCGAGCTTCAAGCGACGGCGCAGCAACAGCTTCAAACTTAGCTCAGGCGTTTGATATCAGATTTAAGAGTAGCTCCGATTGGGATTACAACTCAGGAAACTTAAGTACTATATCTAATTGGACTGCAGGAGGCACAGGTGTTCGCATGAGCAGACAAATAACAGGTGACTTAACGATCGGTGGACGTGGTGCTAATAGAAACTTCCACGGTAAGGTTGCCAGTATGGTTGTCACGACATTAAAGAGAAATGTGACAATGCCTGATGATACAGAGGTTGATTTAATGATTACTGACCCCAAAAAATGGGAAGATGACTATTTAGTTGGTAAAACCATTAGACAGGTTCACACTACAAGTAACGTGACTTATTCCCCAAGTAACGTCTATAACGGCTACGGCGCTGTTCAGATTTGGTTGATGGGTGACGGAACTTATGACTCTTACGCAAACGGCATGAGGAATCAAGTGTATCCAAACGACCAAAACTATGGAAAGCTACAGCTTAATAGCATGGTGTCTAACGATATCCAAACTGTAAACATCGCAGGATTAACCTAAACAAAGTCCCTCTTCGGAGGGCACCCTATTTATGCCAAGAGATTACAAAAAGGAATACGAGAACTACCACAAGAAGCCTGAGCAACGCCGTAGGAACGACGCTAGGAAAGCTGCAAGGCGTCTG